ACTGACCGACTTGAAGGGCGAGAAGCTGGTCATGCGCGAGCGACTGGCTCAGTTGAAGGAACAGCGCGAAGCCGCAGCACGCCAGCCGAAACCCCAGCCGCAGCAGCCGAAACAGGAAGTGAACCCGCTGTCACAGAGGTGGCTTGCGGTGAATGACTGGTACGGCAAGAAAGGCAACGAAACTGAAACGATGGTTGCCCGCGCAATCGACGTTCAAATGTTTGACGAAGGCTGGCGTCCTGATAGTGAGGGTTACTTCGATGAAATGAACAAGCGAATCGCCAGTAAGGTTCGCACGGTTCGCCCTGTCGGATTAACTCAGAAGCGCGATACATTGCCCCCGGTTGGAGCGCCACGTCCTGCATCTGGTGTAAAGCCCAAGCCTGGAACTATTCGTCTTGAGGAATCAGACTTCGCTGTCATGAAGATGATTGGAATGGATCGAGACAACAAGGAACACCGCCTCGCTTATGCAAGGCAGAAAGCAAACGGAAAGGGAGAGATTCAATGAGCCGCAAAGATCAAGCCGCAACTGAAGCACTGGATGCAACAATTCCATTGGACAACCCAAATCAAATGGCTCACAATGCAACGGACGGCGGAACACCAACTCAGAATATGGATTGGCGCCCGCCGACAGCTTTGGAAACCCCGCCCGCCCCGGCTGGATTTCGTTACACATGGGTTAGAACCAGCATCGGCGGTGAAGATGATGGGGATAACATCAGGAAGACCATGAGTCAGGGTTATCAGCCCGTATTGGCAAGTGAGATTCCTGAAGGTTGGTTTCCTCCAACGATGAAAGATTCTCGGTTTGCGCGAGGTCAAGCAATCGTCGGAGTGCGGGACATGGTGCTGATGAAGATTCCCGAACGGATGAAGAAGCAGCGAGATGCGTATTACGCCAATCGCGCTACCACTCAAGTTCGGCAGATCGACGAAGCATTGCATGGCGAGAAGCAACGAGCCGGGGACAAGTTTTTTGTAGACCGCAAATCCAATTCGGAACTGCGTTCAGCCCCGCTCGACGACGAATCTTAATTCGCCGGGGCAAGTACATGACACTCGCTCCGGCACCACCGGAGCGACATCATGGCAAACATCGACGCACCCAACGGCCTTAGCGCCGTTCGGCATTACACTGGGGCGGAAACCCGCACCAACTCCTACAAGATCGCAAGTGGCTTGGCCGAGAACATCGGCTTTGGCGCAGCGGTCAAATCCACCGGCACGAACAAGCGCGTCCAGCTTGCTGGCGTTGGCGACACCATTCGTGGTGTGTTCCAAGGCGTCCAGTACCGCGACACGCTGGGCAACATTCAGTTCGCCAAGAACTGGGTCAGCGGCACCGCCACCCTCAACAGTGAAGACGCCGAAGCCCTCGTCTATGACGACCCGAACATCCTGTTCAGCATTCAAGCCAGCGGTGCCTTTGAAGGTGCCAACATCGGCCTGAACGCTGACCTGACTGCGGGCACTGCCACTTCGACCGGCCTGTCAACGGCTGAAGTCGATTCCACCACGTTCACCACGGCGACTGCTCAGGTGAAGGTAATTGACTACGTTCGTGATGACGTGAACGAAGTCACCACCAATGCTCGATTGCTCGTTTTGATTAACGAACACGAGTTGCGTAGTCCCACCGCTGGCGTCTAAGGAGAATCGACAATGGCACTTATCACTCGTAGCGTCAGCCCGAAACAACTCGTTGAGGGTCTTGCCGCAGTTTTCGGCATGGAGTACAAGCAGCACCCGGAGAAGTGGCGCGAAATCTTCGAGATCGCCTCGTCAAACAAGGCGTACGAAGAAGAAGTCATGCAGACCGGGTTCGGCACTGCACAGGTGAAGGGTGAAGGCGCGGGCATCGCGTTCGACGCCGCTCGTGAGGTCTACACCTCGCGTTACTTCCACGAGACCGTAGCCCTCGGCTACGAGATCACCGAAGAAGCGCAGGAAGACAACCTGTACGGCTCGCTGATGCAGCGTTACACCAAGGCCCTAGCTCGCTCAATGCGCGAAACCAAGGAAGTGAAGGGTCACGCGGTGCTGAACCGTGGCTTCGACTCGGCCTTCCTCGGCGGCGACGGCCAGCCCTTGTTCTCGGTGGCTCACCCGCTGGCGAACGGCGCTTCCTTCAGCAACTTCTTGGACGGCGCACAGCTTTCCGAGTCCTCGCTGGAGCAGGCGCTGAACATCATCGGTGACTTTGAAGACGAGCGTGGCCTGAAGGTTGTTGCCAACGCGACCAAGCTGATTGTTCCGACCGAACTTCAGTTCGTTGCGCAGCGCATCCTGAAGTCTCCGTACCGGACTCAGACTGCGGACAACGACATCAACGTCATCAAGGAATCGATGTACGTTCCTGGCGGTCACTGCCGCACTCCGTACCTGACGGACCCCGACGCATGGTTCCTGAAGACCGACATCCCCGATGGCCTCAAGCACTACCAGCGCGTCAAGCTGGGCATGAAGGCTCTCCCCGAGTCGGATTCCGGCAACATGCGCTTCCGCGCTCGTGAACGCTACAGCTTCTCGTGGAGTGACCCTCGCACGATGGTTGCTGGCCGCGCCTAACCCAAGGAGACTGCAATGACTGCTCGTCATACCATCACCCGCGCCGATGAGGTCTATGTCGGCGACGTGGTGAAAAATGGCTACGCCATCCAAGGCCGTGCCGGTATCAAGCTGGACGTTCTCAAGCACATTGACTTGGGTTCGCCTGTCACCGCAGACGCCGATGGAATTGTTGATGGTGCCGCTTCGGTAACGAACGCCACTGTCACCCTGACCACTGGTGATCTTCTGCTGACCACGCTGGACGCCCCTCGCAACCTCACCTACGTTGGTGGTGCCACTACCGTGACCCAAGTGGTCACGGCGATTGGCACCGACGTGTACGGTGAGGCTATGACCGAGGCCGTGACCATGAACGGCACGACCACGGTTCTTGGCAACAAGGCGTTCTCCGGCGTGTCTTCGGTTGTCATCGCCCCCGGCGACGGCACTGTGGATGTCGGTTTCGGGACGAAGCTGGGCTTGCCCTTCCGGGTGTCCAGCAACGCTCAGATCGTCGGCGGCTTGCTGTATGTGGACAACGTGGTGAACACCACGGCTGTCGTTGTCACTGGCCTCGCCACCACTGTCGTTTCGACGGCTGGTGCTGGCGATGTCCGCGGCACTGTGGTGTCCACCGGCAGCCTTCCCAACGGAACTCGTCGTTACACCCTCACGGTGAACATGACGGACTTCAGCGAGAAGACAACGGTGTTCGGGGTCGATCAGGCTTAACTGCATCTCCCTTGGCCCCGCCTCAGTGCGGGGTCTTTTTTGCCCATAATGTCAATCCCCTCTTGACGGACACGATGGTTGTGGTAATCTGTTCTGGCAGTGCATTGATCCCCCTCACCCACTGCCGAAGTGAAGCCTAGCCCCCACGAACCGAACATGATCGGTTGATGCTTCACATCATGGCCTTGCGGCTACCACTGCAAGAACTCCCCGGCGTAAAAACCGGGGAGCGTTTTTAACGGGAGGCTTGACCGCTTGTGTTCGATACCGTACATTGTGATCGTCGGTGTGGCAGCCGACATGCTAACGGACAGCGCAATGCAACCCCAAATGTTTTGGTCGGGGCTTGAGTAGCGAGTATGGAGTCCGTTTCCATGCAAGCTGCCCGAGCCAAGGGCGCAAGCCCCGAGCCAAAGCGTTTGGGGTTTTTCTTTGGCGAACCGACCAGCCCGATGCGCTGCGAGTTCGTGGGGATGCCGCTGATCCCGCCCATCAGAGATGCGAGCCAGCCCGAGAAGGGCCGTCCAAAAATCGCAGGCTCTGATCGACCCCCGTCAACTTGCGCCATGATGGTCTGAAAGGACTGGTGATCTCACGTTACGAGATTCCGGGCAACCGGCATGGGACGCTACCCAGTAAGCATCCCCGGCACAGCGCCAGTGTGGGATCATGGGAAAGGGGGGTTTATGCAGGAAACAAAATCACACAGGGAGAACCACATGGAACAGACGTTTGACCTACGCGGCATGAAGATCGCTATCTGTATCCCTTGCTACTCCGGCAAGGTTCCGATTGAGTGGGTCATCAGCTACGCGGAGACTCAGCAGTCGTTCTCCGCTCACGGCGTCCGGTCATACATGCAGGTTCGCATGAACAGCGGCCTGATACACGCGGTGCGCAACGAGCTTGTCCACACTGCGCTGCAATCCGAGGACACCACGCATATCCTATTCATCGACGACGACATCGTGTGGGACGCCAACGATGCTCTCAGGCTGTTGGCGTGGACTCAGAAGCATGACTTCGTGTGCGGGGTGTACCCAGCCCGGACGGACGATCCGACGTTCTTCGTGGACCTCGCTAACGTTAACGGGGAGTTCGTGCAGAGTCCCGATGGCCTGCTTCGGGCAAACGGGGTTCCTGCCGGATTCATGCTGATCAAGCGAGAGGTCTTCGAGAACCCCAGTCTGAAGGCTCAATGCCCGGTCACCAAGCCCACCAGGGGCGATCTGAAGGGCGAACTGGTGCATGGGTACTTCGACTATCTCCACGAGGGCCTGACGGGCAACGGAGAGGACATCAGCTTCTGCAAGCGGTGGGCGCGGGCTGGCGGGGAAATCTGGGTTGACCCGTCGATTTCCCTGAAGCATATCGGCTCGAAGGCGTACAATCACGAGTACATTCCGTGGTTGAAGGCACGCCAAAATGCGAACGACAGTAACAGCAACGACCGACACTCTGACCCTGATCGCATCGAGTCCGGGGGCGGAAGTCCCGGTACTGGTTCGACTTCAAGTTGAACCCGGCGATCTTGCGGGAGTAGTCGCGCTTCAGGAGAAGGATGCGTACGCTCCTGACGCTGATTACGTCACCATCACCACGCTGACCACGTTCAGCACCGAGATCGTCACTGCGGTGACGACTCAGGTGTTCGGGCAGAAGGCGTTTCGCATGAATCCAACGACCGTCACCAGCGGATCGGCTGAGGTGACGTTGGAGCCGAATCTGTAATGGCGACCTCTGGCACCTACGTCTTCAACCCTGATCTCGCGGACGCGATTGACGAGGGCTGGGAGCGTGCGGGCCTAGACCCGGAAAACATGACTGCGCGCCATGCCCGATCCATCATTCGTGGCATCGGGTACATGCTCACGCACTGGAGCAACCAAGGCATCCTGCAATGGACCGTGGAGCTTGAGGAATACACCACCACGACCGGAGATACCTTCTTCGATCCTCCAGCGGGCACGATTGACCTGTTGGACGTGATGATCCTTCGGGATGGCTACGAATCTTCGATGAATGTCTCCACCCGAGAGAGCTACCATTCCCTCTCCAACAAGGAACAGCAGGGCAAGCCGGATCGGTTCTATGTGGAACGGAGCATCGCCCCTCGCGTCTACATCTGGCCTGCTGCGGAAAACGATACCGATGTCATCCGGTATTACCGTCTCCGGCAGATTCAGGACACCGGGCCACTGTCGAACACTATCGACATCCCAGCGCGATACCAAGAAGCCTTCGCTGCCGGAATTGCTGCCAAGGTCGCGGAGAAGTTCGCCCCAGCCCGGAAGGCTGAACTGGCATCCGATGCTCGCATCACCTTCTCGCAAGCCCGCATGGAAGATCGTGAACGCGGTGAAATCCGCATCAGCACCCGGCAGGGCATGTGGCGGGGGCGCCGGTGAGCTACGCACAGGGCCGCTACGTCCAGACAGCGTGCGGCAAGTGTGGGTTCCCGTATCCGCGCCTGTCACTGGTCAGGGACGGCGACTCTGAGGGTCTTCTTGTGTGCCGAGAGTGCTACGACCCGGAGCATCCGCAGGAACGGCCCAAGCCATTCCGCGATCCGATTGCCCTTCGCGGTCCAGTGCACGGCAGCGTTGAGTATCTGGAAGACCAATTCCCCAACCTGCCCGAACAGGAGCCGATAGATGGCGCATAGCTACACACTTGCCACGCTCAAGCAGGCCATCGTTGATTGGCTGGAAGATGATGGGGATGAGTTCTTGGCTCACCTGAACGAGGTGATCGAGCTTGCGGAGCAGGCCGTCCTGACGGCGCTCCCATTCAGCATCTTCGACGAGACGGCCATGGGGACCCTCACGAGCGCCGTGCTGACGAAGCCGAGCGGCTGGGTCAGCACGATCAATCTCTTTGTCACGGAAAGTGGCGCTCAGCGCATTCTGGAGCCGAAGCCGTGGGACTACGTTCAGATGTTCGCCGGAACCGGCGTGCCACGCTTCTACGCGGAAGACGGCGAGACAACCCTGAAGGTGGCGCCAGTGCCAACCTCATCGCCCTACACCCTTCGTTACATCAAGCGACCTGACTCGCTCGTGGATGTTGCATCAGGCCAGACCACATGGATTTCGGCAAACCTTCCTGAAGTCCTGTTCTGGGGCTGCATCGTCAACGCAGAGAACTTCCGCAAGGCGGATGCTCGTATCGACATGGCAAAGGGCTTTTATAACGACTCCGTGACTCTTGCGCGGCAAGAGCTTCGTCATCTTCTTCGCAGGGAATACAAGTAATGGCAACCTTCAGTGATCGTCTTCGCTTAACGCTTCAGGAGTTCGGGGAGAACATCGACACCTGGGGCTTGGTTGCCAATGCTCAGGTCTTCACCTTTCTTGAGGAAGCGATCTGCGGGGTCACAACCGTTCCGGTTGCCGCGACCAACGTGGTGCTGACCGCGAACACAGGCGCCACAGATGAGGCCCGATTCGGCATCCTGAACGTGGCGGGCACGCTTTCGGCAAACGTCGAGATCATCATCCCGAATGTCCAGAAGAAGTACACCGTCTACAACGGCACGAGCGGTGATTTCACTCTTGGCATCCGTACTGCGGGCGGATCGGCAACGCTCATCCAGCAAGGGCTAACGTTCGATGTCTGGTGTAACGGAAGCGATGTTGTGCGCCCCGTGGGGTTGACCAGTGCTGGGGATGTGGCGGGCGAAGTCAACACTTCGGTTGAAGCGCACAACGCTAGCCTCAGCGCCCACTACCCGGCAACAGACTCACAGCGCGGCTTCGTGGAGCTTGCGACCGACGCAGAGGTGCAAGCGGGGGCCGACACGGGCCGCGTCGTTACCCCCGCTGGACTGGCATCCCTTACCGCCACAATCGCACGCAGGGGCCTTGTAGAGCTTGCCACGAACACCGAGACTGTGACTGGCACGGATACTGAGCGCGCTGTCACCCCTGCTGGCCTTGCTGCTGCTCTAGCGGCTGCCGGTCTGATTGGCGAGGGTGGATTCGATGTCAGCGTCAGTTCAAGTGCATTTGAGTTCACCATCCCCGGTGGTGTCTTGATCCAGGGCGGGCGCGGCACGAGCATCAACGGCCCCGGACTTGTTGAGGAAAGTCAGTCATTCAATTCGCCGTTCAGCGCGTCTCCGATGATCTTTCTGACATTCGAGCGTGACCCCAGCGTTGAGAACAACAACTGCTTCGCGCTTGTTGAGGAAGACTCCATCACGGTCAGTGGCTTTGATTATCGAGTTGCAGAGCGAAACAACGGCTCTGCCGTTGTTGGGCAGATTGCCTGGTTGGCTATCGGCGCTGCGTAGTGGAGCTTATCGACATCAATGTTGCTCCGGGAATCCTTCGGGAAGACACCGAGCGCGGCGCTGTTGGTCGGTGGTACGACTGCGACAAGGTTCGGTTCCGAGAGGGATTGCCCGAGAAGTTGGGCGGCTGGATCGATTACGAAAGCACCAACGCGATTATCCCTGGGTCACTTACGGTAGACGACATAACCGGAGTGAACGTGACCCTTTCGTGGACCCCGGCAACTGGTGAGTCAAGCATCACGGCGCAACTGCAACGCAGACTGGCCCCAAGCGGCGCGTGGGCAGATGTTGCCGGCGCTACCGCAAGCCCGTTCGTGGACATGGGGCTTGCCCAAGAAACGCAATACGACTGGAGGGTGAAGTACACCTTCGGGGAAGTCATCGTGTACTCGAACATCGTGAGGGCTATTACGGAGGACATCCCGCTTATTGCTGGCGTCTTGACCGCTGGAACGCCAACCAACACTGAAGTTGAACTGACATGGACGGATGCGACCGGAGGCGAAGGCGCGATCACGGCGCAACTCGAACGCTCACTTGGCGGTGCAAATACTTGGTCGGATGTCATGGGCGCAACAACAAGCCCGTTCACTGACACTGGACTTGATCCTGGGACTGCGTACGACTATCGAATCCGGTTTGAGGATGATGCAGAGACTGTCTACTCGAACACGGTTGAGGTAAATACCGATATTGGCATTGGGCAGTCAATGACGTGGACTACATTTTCACCATCCACTTATTTGATTATTTCTGATGGAAACAGGCGCGCCACCAGAACAACTTCAAGCAACAGCGGAGGCTGGGCGAAGGCGAGCTACGCTGACGGTTTTAAGTCGTCTGGCAAATGGTACTTCGAGATTTTATGCGTCAACTCTGACCCATCGAGGTCTTTTTCCATTGGCATTGCCGCGAGTACGACAACAAATCGGGATTCCTTTTCTCAGGGCGGCTCGTCCAATGCGGGCGATGGCGACAGGTTCCAGTATTTTGGATCGGGAGAGAAGCGCGCATCGGGAGTTTATAATGGCTACGGAGATTCATTTGCCTCTGGCGATCGAATTGGCATCAGCCTCGATTTTGATGACGGAATGGTGCTCCGTGGTTATAAGAACGGGGTGGACCAAGGCGTGATGTACTCTGGTTTAAGCGCGGGTGTTTCTTACTGTCCGCACTTTTGTTGCTATAACCAGCCGCGTGAGATTTTCATACCAGAAGAAATAATGTATTTGCCTGAAGGATTCCTGCCGTGGACGTAGGGGCTTTCAAAAACAAATGAAGATCGTAGAGATCAAGGTCATCCCCGGAATCCACACGGAACAATCTCCGCGTGGGCTGCGTCGGAAGTGGAAAGACGGAGACAAGGTTCGCTTCCGCTACAGCAAGCCGGAGAAGATGAAGGGCTGGGTGGATTTCGCTCCACCAGAGGCATCATTTCTAACGTCCAAACCTTATCCAAACGCTCTGAATGACAGCATGAATGCTGTCAGCATGTCCATATCAAAGCTGGATATAGACAATGTTTTGTTCAATGAAATAACTTCAGCTAATTTATTTGTTGGCGGCGATCTTCGTCAGTTGCTCAAGAGTTACAATATCTCAAATGAAATAACATCAAGCAATGAGTTTATATCTGGTGACCTGCGAGCGCTGTTGAGAGATTACTCAATGGAAAATGAGGAAATAACCTCAGCAAACGTATTTGTTTCAGGAACGATTGCAGTAAAGCTGGTTTCATACCAAACTGAAAACGACGAAATAACATCTTCCAACATATTTGTTGGCGGGACTCTATCATGATGGCAAAGTGCGCAGGCGTATTTAGCATCATCGCAAGATCGTCTCGCGGAGACAGAATTGTTGTTGATGGCTCAAATAATCTGATAACCGATGCGGGATTAAATCGCATGGGAGTCGGCGTGTACATTGACAGATGCTTTTTGGGGAGCGGAACGGCCCCGTCATCCGAGACAATGACATCGCTTGAGGCCCTAACAAGAACGACTACGACAGTCGTGTCAACCAATTCATCCGCCAGAACATCTGCTCCATTTTACGGCTCTTACTCAAGAGTGTTCCGATTTGCTGCTGACGGAACGGAGCGCATTTTCAGTGAAGTTGGCGTTGGGTGGGCGACGGGCCTGTATGCAAGGTCTTTGCTTCTCGATCTGCTGGGCAACGCTGCGCAGATCGCTGTCTTGGGGGATGAATCGCTTGATGTCATTTACGAATTGCGAATGTACCCGCCGCTCGCCGATCAGGTTTCAACCGTAACAACGCGCGGTGTAGAGCGAACACTTGTTTTCAGGGCGACATCTGTAACGGCGTCGGCATCGTGGGCGCCGATCAACGCTGCGGCCAATATGAACGGCGAGTTCAGGGGCTATGATGGCGCCATAGGGTCGATAACTGGCCTGCCAAGCGGCGTATCATCAAGCCTTGGGGTGGGCGTTACGGGCGAATACTCAAGTGGCTCACTGGAATCTTCGGCGACCCTGAATGTTGGCCCAAGCTCCGGGAACGGCCCTGCCGGCATATCAACAATCACGACGCCTGAATCATCTGGCTTTGGGCGGTATCAAATATCAATATCTCCGCCAATAAGCAAAACCAGCGCAAATTATTTCCGCTCTGTATTTAGAGCGAAATGGGGAAGGAAAACATGAATCTTCAAGCAAAAGTTGGTGGAAAGTTCAAACTCGTTGTCCGGCGCGTTGATGGGTCGATCAAAAAAGAGACCGGATGGATAAAAAACACGATAACCGACATCGGCTTGAACCGAATGGGGCAGGGCACGTGGTTTGACCGGATTGGCGTTGGCTCAGGATCAACTCCGCCGACTGTCAGTGATGTTTGGCTTGAGTCTCAGATTGCCGTAAGCGGCAGCGCGGCGAGCGGGGTAGTTGACCCGCCTGCGTCAATAAATACATCTGCTCCATATGACGCGACGACCTTTATTGCAAGAAGATTTAATACCGGCGAAGCAACTGGCAATATATCTGAGGTTGTTGTTGCTTGGGGCACGACATCTGGAACCGCATACGCGAGACAGCTTGTTCGCGATGAGTTTGGAGCGCCCGCAACGATAACAGTGCTTAGCGATGAAACGCTTGACGTTTATTACGGAATAACACTTTATCCGCCATACAGCGATCCAGACCAAGTTGGGGATTTTTCTATTGGAGGAAATTCTCATTCTATAATAATGAGGCCCGCTCGCGTTGGGGCGGTTGATTCATCACGAGATTGGAGGCCGAATCAGGTTGGCTCGGTTTCCGCTGTCATTTCGTCTTTTGACCTTTCGCCATCTGCATACAATGGCGCAATAGGAGGCGTGTTAGGCGCTCCAAGTGGGTCAAGATATTCAGGAGGCTCTGTTAGCAGCGCGGCTTACGTAAACAATTCTTTTGAGAGATCTACAACGGCAAGCTTTAGCTTGGACCAAGCCAATCTGTCAGGCGGAGTTTCCTCGTTTGAGGTAAAAACGTCAATCGGATGGTGGCAAATAGGATTCACCCCGCCCATCCCCAAAAACAACACGAAGGTAATGTCCCTTACATTCAAGATCAGTTGGGCGCGTTATGTTGCCTGATGGGGCTCTGTCGAGTCAGGTTCGCGCAACGGAGTTGCTGCTGCCGGATTCGTTTGTGACGGGCGACCTTGTGGACCGTGAGCGAGGCGGCGCCGACATCAACGACACGTCGCAGGGATTGTTGTTTCAGAACTGGACGCTGGAGCTTGAAGATGGCGGCTTCTATATTGAAGCCCCGTCCCGCGCACGGTTTCTGTTCTTCACGGACATTGATGCAACGACGTGCTCGCTTGCGTTCGATCAGAGCATGAACCCTGCCGTGGCATACCAAGTGGCGGGCGCGGCGCGCTTCCGGTGGTTCGACACGGTTCTTGGGGCATACGTCACGACAGAGTACGCCGGGGCGACGTGGCCACGCCTTGGGATGGATGACAAGCGCGGTGTCGCCACGCTGGCGGGGTCGAATGACATCATCCTTGCGTACATCAAGGACGGGAACCTGAAGTTCCGCCAGCAGCGTGACCGCTACACGGTGGAGTATGATCTTGGAGTGGCCCCCGGCAAGTTGGCGAACATCGGCATGGGGACGAACAACCGCCTTCACTTCAAGTTCCTCGTCTAATGCCAAACCAAGTCGTCCCGCCTGTGAGAGCAATGCACGACTGGTCGTCTCTGGACAACCAGCAGTGGCTTTCAATGGGGTCGGACAACAACCTGTATTTGGTCAACAACGACAGGTTCTACAACATCACCCCGGAAGACCTGCCAGAGCCTATTGGCGCCTCGCAGCTTCGCGGATGGGGCGCTGGGCCTTGGGGGCAGGACTCCGCTCAAGACTATCTCGGAGAGGGCTGGAGCACGTCGCGCAACGCGATCAACCTTCGGGTCGAGTTGCCGATCTGGTCGCTGGACAATTGGGGCCAAGACTTGATGGCGTCGCGCCGAGCCGGTCCAATCTACGTTTGGCAGAGGACGAACGGCCCCGGAGTCAGGGCGCAGGTCATCCCCAACGCCCCAATCTCGAACAACTGGATTCTGGTGTCCTCGGAAGACCGTCACCTCATCAGCTTCGGCTCACACGACGGAGACAAGCGCGATCAGTCCCTGATCCGGTGGTGCTCTCAAGAGGACTACAACGATTGGGAGCCACGCGAGGACAACACTGCCGGGGACAAGCGGCTTGACTCTGGCAGTCGCATCCTGACGGCCCTCCGCACTCGTGGCGAGATCATCATCTTCACTGACCGATCTCTGTATTCGATGTTCTTCGTCGGTGGCCAGCAAGTCTATGAGTTCCAGCCAAAGGGCGAGAGCCTTGTTCTTGTCGGGCCGAATGCGGCTGTCGAAGCTGGCGGCATCATTTACTTCATGGCTGAGGATGAGTTCGTCGCCTATGACGGTGTAACGAAGATTCTTCCATGCACCGTACGCAGCTTCGTGTTCGACAACATCAACCAGCAATTTT